AAAAAAAAAATATAAAAAAATAAAACAAATAAAAAAACGCAAAAATAAAACAAATAAAAAATGGCAAAAATAAAACGCAAAAAGCAAATAAAAATTGAATATAACTTGTGTATAAATAAAACACAAATTATATATAAATTATACAACATGCTGAAAAAACGAATGTCAAATGCAAAAACGTATGCAGATAGGGTGGAACGAGATGCAAAAACTAGAATAACGGGTATCTCTAACAACAAAATATTACATAAAACATATGTAATCCCCTATTCAAAAAAAGAACCATCTAATAACGCAAATGTTGATTGATACATACATCTTTGCTTGGGAAAATATCACCCGACATGCAAGTATCATTTAAACCCACACGCATACAACTTCCGTATCCTTGTTGATCCCCAATAAAACACCATCCCACTTTTCCAGAGACACTTGAACTACCATCTGGAGCTGGAACAGGTGCTTCAGCATTAGTAGGCGCAGGTGCAGGTGCAGAAACATTGGCAGTAGAAACGACTACTGGTGCAGTAGCTGAGGTAGGAACCACAACAGCCGAAGATGTGGCAGCAGTGGATGTTACAAGAGGTGCTTGTGTAGGTGTGGGTTTAGGCATCATTCCCATACTAGGAGCCATACCTTTTGTAGCACCCGTATTTAATGCAGTATTCAATAAATCACTGGGTTCCGTAGCTGGTGTGTTGGTATAAGGAGAGGAATTGATAAGGGATCCTTCCATTTTTTCTGCTTTTCCAGGCACTTGTTGTATATCGTTTAATCCTATCGCCATATTAGTGGCCAACAAGGGACTTTGAGGTGAACCAGGTGTTGGAACAGGAGTTTCAGTTAAAGTTGCTTTTGTGCTTGCACTAACAGATGTAGCACTAGGAAAAAGCCCATATTTTGCAAAAAAGGCACGTGTATTGTCTACTAAATGTTGCATATCATTGGCTAAATAACTAAATACATTTTTACCTAAATAAGCCAACACAAAAAGAATCAGGAAAAAGAGGAATAGAAGAAGGGTCCAAATGAACCATCCCCATTTTGAACCAGAAGATTTATCAGAAGTAGAGGCTGCCGTTATAGGACTCGCATTTATTGCAGGCTTATTCAGTTGAGACTTAGATTTTGCGCTTTTTGTATTGTTTTTACTTGTTCCAGTTGCAGGTTTGGAAGTAGAGAGAAAATTGGAAGCAGGTAAAGAAGAAATGTCAGGAACATCTTGTTTTTTACTTGTTTTATCCGTAGTGGTGCTCATTATATATCATGGATAAAATAATGAGCATCTTTTCTTATTTATTGATTGCCATATTCATTGATTGCCGTCAATATTGATTGTAATCTTTACTGGTTAAAAGTAAACAAATACAAAAACTGATTCACATTGCCCATAATTTCATCACGAATATTAAACAAATCTGTATTGCTCATCAATTGCATAGCTTTTTCATTGTCCAAATCCACCAAATAACTCTTGAACTCTTCCATTTCACTCTGGAAATTCTTATGAGAATCACAATCGTGGAGAGAAAGTTGTTTGACTCCCATCAGATTCACTCGTTCTGCCCCTTTTCCTAAAAAACTAGCAGAACCTTTGCCCAAAAGTGTTTCCACAAATTGATCAAAGTTTTCATTCAGTTTGGAATACAAATCATCAGTGGCCTTGTGTGTTGCATAACTATAAGTCTTCCAGTGATACAATTTGACGCAATTCAAGATCTCTAAAAATTTGACCACTATTTTTTGTTCAAAGGTTTGTAAGATTTGGACGGCTGAGGCAGATCCTGCTGCTGATGACAAAGACATGTTTTTTCTGGTTTTTCCTGCTTTTTTGATTCCGCTTTTATGATGTTTTACACTACCCTTGGATTTCTTATGGAACAATTTCATTTATATATTCTGCAGATAAAAAGATTCATTTCTCTCGAGAGAGAAGAAAGTTATAATCCTTAGAATCCTTGAACCAAAAAAATTGATTTACATCTTTTTACATTTCAAACGCCGATTTTATAGATATTACCACATCACTCTATAGTATATTACGGCGGGCAATTTGTGTTAGTTGGGACAACACCAGTAATAGTGCCAGTACCCGATATTGTTCCCGTTCCACATGTTGATAACCCATTGGCAGTACTAATCGTGCCGCCCGCGTTGTTATTGATAGTTGCCCCGCTGTCGTTGTAGATATTGCCGCCCCCATAAATATAAATAAAGCCGCCCGCGTTGTTATTGATAGTTGCCCCGCTGTCGTTGTAGATATTGCCGCCCCCATAAATATAAATAAAGCCGCCCGCGTTGTTGTTGATTGTGCAGCCAATGTTATTGGTAAGTGTGCCAACATTTTCAAATGTCCCGCCACTATTATTGGTAAATGTCCCGCCATAAGTGTTATTAATTGAACCGCCACTAGCGTTAGCAAATGTGCCAATGTTGATAATTGTGGAATAGTTGTAAATTGTGCCGGCATAATTGTTAGTAATTGTTCCGCTATTTTCATTATTGATTGTGCTATTACTAATGTTTTGAATTGAAGCACCATTTTTATTATCAATTGTACCAATGTTTGTAATTAAACCAAAATTTTTGTTAGTAATAAAGTTATTGTTAGTAATAGTGGCATTATTATTAATTGTTCCACCATTGTTAGTAATTGTGCTACTAGGTATATTATTAATTATGCCACTATTCGTTAATGTTTGCCTTATATTAATCTGTAAGTTAGTACCACCTGGTATATTTAATATTTGACACTTAGTAATAGTCTGGTTGCCATTTAATGTATAAGTATCCACACCATCAAATGTAGCAATACTCCCAATATCAATTGCGACGGGAATACAAGGAGTAGGAGTAGGAGTAGGAGTAGGAGTAGGAGTAGGAGTAGAAGTAGGAGTAGAAGTAGGAGTGTAACATCTACCACATCCATAAGCTCTTCTATCATTTGCTAATCCAGAGCGTTTTTTTCCTGCCATTATATAATATATAATATAATTTAAAATATTTATGATGTAAATATAATAAGTTAAAAATGGAAACTACATTTGATTTTACTACCATTGATAATGAATATATGTATAATATGAATTCAACTACGATTATACATATAAAAAGAATAAATAATAGTGTTGCTATATTATACTTTACAGATGAAATGAGTAACAAAATAAATATACCGAATGATATACTAGTGTATACATTTGATAATCAAACAAATAAAAAAATGATACAGAATGCTAGTAATCAATATTATCCTTTATGTTGGACGGATGATTATATAGTTGAATTACATAAAAATGTAGTAATAAATATAAAAAATCAAAGAAAATGGAATATTACATCATAACATTCGGCATTGGAACCAACTATATATAATAAAACAACTTAAAGAACACTCTACTCTTTATATCCTTTTTACACAAACTATTATATTCTCGGGAAACCATCTATATTCTCGGGACAAATGTCTCTCCAAACGCATTCATCGCCTCAATACGTTTGATGGTCTTGTCTAAATTGTCCGTCTTTTTGTTCAAAAACAGGTAATCCGTATTGGGACTATGTTCATTTTCCTTGATCTGCATGTAAATAACGTCTATTTTTCCCAGAATCGATGCAAGTTGTTCCTTGTCTCTCTCTTTGATGATTTCCTCTTCCAAGGACACATTTTCCACCAACAATTCCACCACAAAATACAAAATATATTTCCTTTTTCTGCTTGTATTTGCACCCATGTATTTCAACGTAAACAAATTCAGCAGACTATGGATGATTTTGACAATCAATTTATGCTGATTCTCTGCTTCTCTCAAAAAAATGGACCAAATGATCCAGACCACTTCCTTTTGGAATTTGCCATCAATGGGCATCTTCTCTCGCCTAGCACAATCCAATACTTGTTTGCTGTTTTTACAAGCCAATTCATAATTCAACAACCATTCAATCCAATAGCAAGCATTCAACGAATTCTTCCCTTGATTAGACAAATGAAACGCCAATTCATTGACGGCAATGAATATTTCTTTTGGATCTTCCTGCAACATGATTTCGCACGCAAAACTAATATCGGGAGCTTTGAAGGTATCAATCAGTTGTGACAAATCAAATTGATTGGACTTGATTTTAATGTCTTCAAAACTATGTTTTCTTTTGGAATAGCACAAGATGCAAATGATTTCGCTAAACAATTTCCTGATTTTGCTGTGATTTCTCATTCGGATTTCATTGTTTACGTATCCCGATTTGACCATTTCTTTAAATTGTTGAAAACGCAAATCAATATAAATAGACAATTTAGGATTCCCGATATGAATGTGATAACTATAAAAAAACAAGATGATTTCCCACAGATCATTGAAATGTCCAGCACAAATGAATTCTGCAGTCCAATAAATGGAGGGTTCAATTTTCGAATTCACCAAATTGTTTAGTAATTCTTTTTTCACTTGCGATTTGTTGAATCCAGAAAATGTCATGTTTCTAAAATCTTTTTGAAGACGTACATCATTGATTTCCGTATTTTCTGGACTAGCATTCATATATTCCTTCCACTTTTTCTTTATCCAGATTATAACACTTTTTTTTTCAAAAAAGGAATCGGATAAAATATCTATAATACATATAAGAATCCCAGGATATGGCAACTATCTCTAAAATGTTTAAATCAACCAAAATGCCCAAAATGCCCAAAGTAGACGATCTAGTTTCCACCTATCAAAAAATGTCTATATGGGGAAAACTGATCCTCTTCATTTTTCTTTTCCTGATTGTCATTACCTTCTTTAAGTGGATGAATCGACACAGGAAAAAAGAGGGATTTCAACAAAATGACGATTTTGTTTTTCAATCGGGGGGCAACATTTATGACTCTTTTTATGCAGACATTTATGATTTTTTGGTGTATAGCAATTTAAAAGACGATTATGAAATTGGACAAATCATTAACAAAACATCGCCCACATCTCAAAGTGTCATATTGGATGTCGGATCTGGAACAGGACATCATGTCGCTTTATTGGCCGACAAAGGCTACAATGTCACAGGAATCGACCATTCAGAATACATGGTTGCCAAAGCCAAAGCCAATTATCCACAATACAATTTCATGAAGGGAGATATTATGCATGCCAATCAATTCCATCCAGCATCCTTTACTCATATTCTCTGCATGTATTTCACCATTTATTATTTAGAAAACAAGATGCAGTTTTTCAGCAATACATATAATCTTTTGATGCCAGGCGGATATTTGATCGTGCATTTAGTCGACCGAGATATGTTTGACCCCATTCTCCCTCCATCCAATCCCTTGTTGGTATTGTCCCCGCAAAGATATGCCAAAAAACGCATTACTCACAGCAAAGTCAATTTCGACGAATTCAAATACGAAGCCAATTTCGATTTAAACAACAATCAAGCCGTCTTTTTGGAGAAATTTCAAAACAAAGACACGGGTAAAGTATTTCGCAAAAACGAACATTTGTTTTATATGGAGACCACGGATCAAATAGTGGGAATGGCACAAGACGCGGGATTCATCGTGCAAGGTATCATCGATTTGATTCATACAGGATATGAATATCAATATTTGTATTTATTTCAAAAACCGGAATAAACTTTACAATTTACTTTTATCAATAGTAAATACAATATCATCATAACGATTTTTATTGGGTCTTAAATCATATACTTTGATATAGGGTTGTAACTCTTCTGACACTTCACTTTTTAGTATATCAATCCAATCCCATGATTGAACATCTTCTATTATCAAAATTCCATCATCCGTCATTATTTTCGAATACAAGTGTATAAATTGTTTCATACTTTCTAAACTATGAGGTCCATCATCCAACATGAAATCAAATTTGATATTTTTATCTAAAAAATGACTTGTAAAAAAATCATTATTATATGCATCCGTTGACGTATATAAAATAATGCTTTCTTTATCCTTGATACCTTCCCAAACATTATTTGTATCCATAACATCCAAACCATAAACATTTGCATTGATAAAAAAATTACTCCATAATTTTATACTTCCACCACGATCTATTCCAACTTCCAATACATTTTGTGCCGATTCTTTTTTACTACATAATAATGTCTGATACAATTCCAAATAAGAATGTGTAGTATTTTTATCTGTTCTCGAATTATCTACTAATTCAATCAAACTCATATATATATATTTCTATTGTTCTACCATTTAAATTATTTATTCCGTAATAATATACTATT